AAGAACTTAACCAAATGCTCCGGAAACAAGGATATTATCTCCGAGTTCAGACGCACGAGTCCAGTTAACTCCAGCCGCTTGGCGTAAAGTTGCAGCATCTTTATATGAAACAAAAAGGACTCCTTGAGTAAATCCTTGTTCTTCAAGCGCATCAGGAGCTTCAACAAATGTATTTTCTAATTTGTCAATCAAATCAAGGTTAACATCGGCTACTACAGTAAGGGGTGCAGTACCAGCAACCGCTACAATTTCATTATCTACAGCCGATGCAATGGCCATACGGATTTGACGTTGAATTTCCCCAACTGGATCACCATAACCAGAAAGAACTGCTTCATCAGTGATAGACATCCCTTTAGCAACTTTTTTAATTTTTGCTTCTTGAGTTGCAGTTTGTAATTTATCCATTTGAATTGCATCACCTTCTGCAACGACTTTAGCATCACCAGAGTATTTAAATTTAGGCAATGTAATTGTTGAACCAGGTTGACCAGCAAGGGTTGTATCAATTGGAGCAATTCCTGAGAACTTAATAGCTTTAGGCAATTGAGCAGCTACCATTTGCCCCATAACTTCGGGATCAACTTGTGAGTTCAAGAACGTTACTACATCGCCAGCAAAACGTTGCAAATTCATTTTTAGGTGTTTGTTTTTCATGTTTTATTCTCCTTATTTTGTAGCCTGTTCATAGGCTTTTGGATTTGTTTTTTTCAATGCCAAAACTTCGTCATAACTCATAGCTGAGATATCAACTGATTTACCTGGTGTGGCACCTCCACCAAGCGGAGTATCAACAGAAGCTTTGAGTTTTTCGTTAACCGCTGCTTCTAAGGCTTTATCCCATTCAGCTTTGAAAGCTTTGACATCTTTAATAGCTTCCTCAGCAGTATTTCCTTGAATACGAGCAGCAAAAGCGCTTGGAATACCGATTTCTTGAAGTTGTTTGCCTTTTTCTACAAGCAACTGTTCTTGACGAAAGACAGCTTTTTCTTTTTCAAAGTCATCTTTTTCTTTTTGAATCAGCGCTTGTTGGCGTTCTTCTTCCGAAAGTTTGGCAAGACGAGCAGCTTCATTTTTTTCTTCTTCAAGTTCCTTCTGCCAACGACTTCGTTTAGACTTAACAATAGAATCAACATCAGTATTATCTTTAAGACCAAACTTTTCTTTGATTGCTGCAACTTGTTCATCAGTCAGATTGTCAGCATTGAATTCAGGAGGAGTTTCTTGGCCAGTTCCTGCTCCACCCTCACCGCCTTCTTGACCTTCAGCGAATTGTTGTAAGTTGAGTTTGAGTAAACTGTTTCCGCATAATGTTGCGATTTTCATGTTATTAATCCTTTCCAATTGCTTTTAAAGTGGTTCAATGCTTGCACTTCCGAAGCTTTTAGTGTCATCACGCTTGGACATCAGAAAAACCCATGGAATACCAAGGGTTTAAAATTTATTTATCAATGTTTTTTACATCAACATACATTGTTAGTTTTAATTGGGATATTTCATTAGCCCCTGAAGCCAATTCAAAACCTGTCACGCCTTTTAATGGTTCGCCATTGAGGCATAATCCTTTACCCTGTTCAAAACTTAAAACATCAAACTTCATTTTTACCTCCTTTGAGCATAAGAAAAGCGCCTGCCATTGACAAACGCTTATTTTTGATATAAAAATAGCACCTAATTATATAAATTAGATACTTTTATTTTATTACTTCGATTGATTCGACTTCATCCGAATAGAAAATAAAGTCATCGAAAGAATCATCAGGTTTCAATCCCCAATATTCGCCTTCATTATCATTATCATCATCAGAGGTGTAATCATTGATAATTCCCAAGTACTTATTTCCGTTCTTGAAAACAACTTTTACATGTTTACCAAAGTACTTATTATAAGTCATGCTTACCATTATTACTATTCCACGGCACAATATGAGTCCGCTTTTTGGAGTGATGTATCTTTATACCAGTGACCTGTTTACCACTGGATGCATCATAACCAATAAGTTTTCCTGTGTCAATCCTTTCTTTTGAAGTTGCTCTACCAGCCTCAGTTCGTTCAATTTTTCCAGTCCCAGCATATTTATCAAATAACTTTTGAACATCAATATTATCCTCGAAGTAGCTCTTACCTTTAGTTAATGTTGATGCCATGTGTGGTGCTTGTTTTTCGGGATTAATTATTGAACCATAGCGGCCATCTTGTAAACGAGATTTTACAAAAAAATTGTCTTTTAATCTCGTCCATTTCTGACTATCATTATACTTTATTTCCTGGTATTCATCCAGTGACTTAGGCCCATTTCGACCAAAAACTGACTTCATTTTCAAATAACTAGCGTCATCTTTCGAATGATTAAGTACTGTCTTTTTGTAGTTAGTAATTTCAGTATCAGAATGCTTGCTTTTCAGCATATTCATCCACTCATCATAGGTAGTGTCACCTTTAATATCAAATGTTTTACCAGTGATAGGGTCAAGCGCCTTACGAGGTATGTTATTTAGTCGCTCTGAATACATTGAAGCAACTGAACGACACCACGGATGAAAAGGTGGATATGTACCTTCTGCACCATTTACAACCGCTTCAGATACTAGAAAAACTTTATGGTCTTTATGACGACAAATTTGCGATGTTCTCAAATCTAAGATAGCAATGATTTGATATTTCTCAACGCCATTGTTTTTCCACGATTTGAGCTTTGCTTGGTTCGCCATATAATTCGCTTCAGTGCGAATTAAACGCCTAGCAACGTTAATTGAGCGGTCAAATTCACCAGCAATTGCCTTTGCCATCTGAAATTCACTCATTCCAGTTAAAGCTTCAACCGTGAAGAGCTGTTCTAATCGTTTGGATAAGTCTTCAGTATCTCCCCATAATCTTTTAGAGTAATTACTTCCTAGCCAGTGACTATCAAGTATGTTTTCCACAGATTTAGTAGCTAACTCTTTGAACTTATAGTCTTTTTTATTCCAAACTTCTTTAACAACACCATTCTTAGCATTTGCTTGAGATTCACGAATAATCGTTTCAGCAGCAGTTTCTTTGTAAGATTCATCTATCGTATCAATATAAAAAGATGTCTGCTTATCAAGCTGAACATCTGCAATTTGTTTTGTTACTAGATAAGACTTTGCTTTTAAATCTTCTGCACGAGTAATTCTTGATTTAAGCGCTAGTCCTGTGAGCCGCTTTTTAGCTTCTCTTTGCAAGTCAGGGTTATTGATATCTTTAGCTAATCTCCTAAGCTCAACTAATTCAGAAACAGGAACAGTTTCATTAAGCATTCTTTTGGCTTCATCATCTGTCAGTTCCGTTTGCTGCTTAGTTCGATTAAATAATTTAGCAATCTGTTTCGTTAAATATGACTGAGCTTGTTTGTATGCCTGCGCTACGACTTCCTCAAGCTGTTTAGCACCGTCATTTACTTTCTTTTCGGATTTAATCGCTCTCTTTTGCCAGTAGTCAGACATTCTCTTATCCTTCCTAAATTAATGACCTAATCGCAAATAACAAACAAAGTATTATTGTGCATCCAAATAAAAATGCTATCAAAGATAGCATAGAAATAGCAATATAAGCGATAATAACACCAAATTTTTCATTCATTTTCATTTTTACTCCTCTACTATTACATGTCCAGGGTATTGTTCAGCTATTGAAACTATTCCATCATAAAGTATCATAAGACTTGCTAGTTCTTTATCCGTTGGATCAAGTATAAAATATCCTTCATCACGCTCAAAAGTCTTACCAAATGATAACAATGCATTGGTGACTGTGATATATAAAGCAGAAACCCCAGCGCATACAATATCATTACCAATATTTGCAAAGCCTGCATGGCCAGTCACTTGATACCAGTAAATTTGGTTGTTTTTCTTTTTGAATTTGGCTGTAATCATTTAGCTTTTTTTATTTTTGCTACTGGTTTTTTGACTACTTTCTTTTTAGTAGTTGCTGTTTTAGAAGCAGTTTTAGCTTTTCCTTTAGTTTTAGTTACTTTAGGGTTTTTTGCTGCTTTAGCATTAGTTTTTTGAGTTTTGTTTTTTGTTGTTTTTGTTTTGGCCATTTTCTTGGTCTCCTTTTTGATTGGTCTGGTTGTCAGACTGGTTATTGTTATTATCTTGATTCTCTTCCTCATTTTCATCAGGTAGATCATCAAGATTAGAGTGGCTGTCTTCTGACTGAACGCCCATAGCTTTCTGATTCATTTCGATAGCATCCTCTTTTTCCTCTTGTAACTGCTCAAGAACTTCATCGACATTATCAATATCTGGAAGCCATGAAAGCAAGACTTTAAGAGGTAGAATTCCTGCTTGGTGTGCCTGAACGATTTGATTAACAATGTCAGTTGTATTGATTGGCAAATTAGGTTTGAGCTTAATCTTGATACCATCAATATCAACATTGTTATTACCAATCTCTAAATAATTAGCAAAGAGAATCAAACGCTGCCTAAGCCCTTTTATCATGTATCTTGACTTCACTGACATAAGCTGTAACAACCCAAATAGCTTGTATTTCATTGCCTCTCCTGAAACGTTTCCTGAGAAGTTTTTATCATTCATGTTAGGAACATAAGTCACTTTATGAATATCTTCAAGTAACGAATCTCGTAATATTGCTACTGAACTTTCGTCCATTGTTTTTGTTAAATAACTTACGCTACTTTCACCTGGAGCATTTGTATTAATTAACAGTCTTTCTTTTGCTAAACGTTCACCATCTCCATCTCTTAAGTCAAATCCCAAGATAACCAAAATAGCATCCACAAAAGCTTCTTTATCGTTCAATCTGTCAGACTGAAGCAAGTTATAAGCATCAATTAAACTAATTGCTTGCTCAAAATCTCCTTGTCGTTCTTCATTATTGCGATATTCAATAACAGGTACTGCCTTAAAATAATGCGGAAGTGCTTTGATTAATTTATAATCTCCGAAACCAATAGAAGCCGCTCTATATGTCAATACTCTATTGTCGTTATAGTATTTAACAAGATAATAATCAACAGCCCCTTGCAAGTTATATACTGGTTGATAATGCACTGCAAATAAAGGATTGGTATCAATCGTATCATCCGTAACGAGAAATATCCCTCGTGGATCAATACATTTAATATCAGCAAATACTTTCCCAG